CAATTAGACTTTACTATCCAAACAGCAAAAAAAGAAAAAGAAACTGAGTCTGTCATCAAGAAAACAGTTCTTTTAGAACGCATCTAAAAAAAATAAAAAAATTACTTGACAAATCACGCTAACATGTTATATTATATAGGTAATCAACAAGGAGGCAACATGATTTCATTTCTACTTCTTCTCTTCATCGGATGTGGCGAAGAGAAGACTGATTCTGCTCAACCTGCTGAGCAACAAGATTCTTCAACCGAAGAATAAAAAAAAATAAAAAAAACTTGACAAACTAAGCAAAACATGCTATAATATAAATGTAAACAAAAAGAAGAGAGGTGAAAAACTCAAACAAACACCAAGAGGTTAAGACTTGATCCGGACTAAAAAGTCAACCCAACTCATTCAACAACGGAGGCAACATGAGTAAAAGCGTAACTATCTATAACGGAACTTTCACAAAGGTAAACGGCACTGTCCGTAACATGACATTCATTCGAAAGAGTGACCTTCCATCTTCATTGGTAAATGAAGGCGTTATTGCTGACCTTGAAGGTCGCACTGGCTCTGAAGTCGTCTATGATACCGAACGTCGACAATTCCGTCAATTCAACTGGAACACGGTAAAAGGTGAGGTTACTGAAACCCAAACAACTTTTACATTCTAAGCCTGGCGTATGGCTTCGGTTTTCGGGAAGTTTCCGAATGAAAAAACTTCCCCTGTTTTAATTGGAAACAAAATGCCATGTAACTGTCGAGACCATCAAGGTAAACTTAAGAACTTTTATTCTTCATATGATGAAGCCTATGAATCAAAGGTCTGGTCTGAACGACAATTTGGAATAAGTCTTAGGATTTATCGATGCAACCACGGTTACTGGCATTTAACCTCAGATTAAAAAAAATAAAAAAGTTCTTGACAGCAACAAGTAAACATGCTATAATATAATTGGAAGCACGATAGAAACTCTGCTTACCTTAGTCTGAGAAGACACAAAACATCGCCTTAAATAACGGAGATAACATGGCACTTAATATTGAACTAATGAGACAAAAACTTAACAACTCACAAAACAAATCTTCTGGTAATAAGAATGATACCAAGTGGAAGCCCTCAGAAGGAGATCAAACAATTCGAATCCTTCCAACCAAGGATGGCGACCCGTTCAAAGAATTTCATTTTCATTACAACGTAGGAAAGAACCCCGGCATCCTTTGCCCTAAGAAAAACTACGGAGAGCATTGTCCAATCTGTGACTTCGCTTCAAGCCTCTGGCGAGATGGAGTCGATAACAATGACGATCAATCTAAGAACGCAGCAAAGAAACTGTTTGCACGAAAGCGTTACTACTCTCCAATCGTTGTTCGAGGTAAAGAGACTGACGGTGTAAAAATCTGGGCTTATGGCAAGACTGCTTACGAAACTCTTCTCGGTTATGTTTTGGATCCTGATTATGGAGACATTACTTCTGCTGAGACCGGAACTGACATTGTTCTAAACTACACTGTCCCCGGAACTCCCGGTTCTTTCCCAAAGACACAACTTAAACCCCGTCGTAGACCCTCCGTACTCTGTGATGACGCAATTGCTGACTGTGATGCACTTATCGATTCCGTCCCCGATATTGAAGCACAATTCACAAAGCTGTCCTCCGAAGAAATACAAGCTATTCTGGACGATTTTCTATCCACGGATTCCTCCTCCGAAATGTCCTCCTCAGAGACTACCAAATATGGTAAGTCCGCCGTAGATAAGAAGCTCGATAGTTTCCTCGGTTAGTGGTTGCCCCGCCTTGCTCCCGGCGAATAATAAGTAGGGAGCACTTTTTTATAGGAGAAACCAAATGACCAAAGCAGGAAAAATAGACCTGAAAGCAATGCAAAAGCTTGTAAACAAGAAAACCGGACTTAACGTCGCTCATAACCTAAACGAAAATAACCCAACCATCGTAAAACAATGGATTCCCACAGGCTCACGATGGCTTGACTCTATTATTTGTAGAGGAAAGTATGCTGGAATCCCCGTAGGAAAGATAACAGAGATCGCTGGTCTCTCTGGTGCTGGAAAATCATTCATGGCAGCACAAATCGCAGCAAATGCTCAAAAGATGGGAATCGTTCCTGTTTACTTTGATGCAGAATCAGCAATTGACCCAATGTTCCTTGAGAACTCAGGAATTGATACAGAAAATCTTATGTATATTCAAGCGGTGTCTGTTGAGAAAGTTCTAGAAACAATCGAGACTCTTATTGACCAATACGAAGATCATCAATTCCTGTTTATTTGGGATTCAATCGCTGCAACCTCTTCAGAGAAAGAGCTCGAATCTGATTTCAATCCACAATCAACAATGTCCGTCAAGCCAAGGATCTTCGGAAAGGCTTTCCCAAAGCTCACCATTCCTCTTGCAGACGGACAGCACACTCTTCTGATGATTAATCAGTTGAAAACCAACATTAATGTTCAAAACCCAATGGCTGCTCTTGTAGAGCCTTTCATCGCACCCGGTGGGAAAGCTATTGAGTACTTCTGTTCTCTTCGCATTTGGCTTACAAAGCGTAAATCAAAAGCATCTTATGTTACAGATGAGACAGGACTTAGAGTTGGCTCTGAGGTTAAGTGTAAGCTTCAAAAGTCTCGCTTCGGAACAGAAGGAAGAGAGTGTACCTTTAAAATCCTATGGGCTGGTGCAGCGGCAATTCAAGATGAAGAATCATGGTTGATCGCTCTCAAAGCTTCCAAGACAGAAAAGCTTAAATTAGCTGGTGCTTGGTATACTTTGGTTGGTGATAAAAAAGAATACAAATTCCAAGGCAAACAATGGCTATTAAAACTTCAAGATCCTGAGTTTCGTAAAGTTGTTACGGACATCATGGACGAAGAGATAGTGAAGAAGTTTGAAAGGGAAGGTAAAAATTTTGGTGTGAGTGAAGACTGATAAGTAGTTTTCATGTTTTCTCCTGGCGGTAGGTTGTGGTTGGCCTACCGCCTTTTTTTTGTTTTCCTGAAACTATTTATCGTAGTTTGGAGAGTGCTAATGAAATTAACAGCAGAAGAAATACAACAGATTATACAAGAAGAGCTTAAAAACGTTTTAGAAGAGAATGTAAGCGTTGAATCTTTGATTCCTAGAATCCTCGGCGTGCTCAAGACAAAGAAGCCTAGCAGCGTAGATAAGACTCTTACAAAAGCAAGGGTAAAGCATTTATTCCGTTATAAATTTCGCGGAACAGAAGATGAAAGAGAATTTGCCACCAAGTGGATTGATATTCTTTACAGAGATTTCCCTATGTTCAAAGACATTGTTGAAGATGACTATCTCTTGAATGTCTCAATGAAGCCAAGCGAATTCAGCTCTTCACTACCTGATGTGATTGATGTTACCGACCCTTCCTATGTTATGGACTTGCCTGATTATGAAAGTGGTCTTGGAGTCTCTCAGCAAGAATTAGACAGAGCCAGAAAAGAAAAAGCCAAATCAGGCGAAGCACAGTCTGCTAGAATAAAAGAGATTGAGAAGAACAAAAAGAATATGCAAGGTGCTAATTTAGCCGGCATGGATTTTGGTGAGGCTAACATATACTATGGCAACTTCCAAGGAGCCAATCTCAGAGGTGCAATCTTAAGTAATGCTAGATTGACCGGTGGTAACTTTGAGAGTGCAGACCTTAGACTTGCCAAGATTATAAAGAGCCCAACAACAATAAATCAAGCTAACTTCAACCGTGCTGATCTTAGTCGCTCAAATTTAAGGGGAACAAGATTTAACGGCACAGACTTTATTGAAGCAAAACTCAACAAAGCTGATCTTCAAAACTGTAGCATTGGTTATGCTAACTTTTCCGGAGCAGATCTTAGCCAAACAAACTTAAGAAACTGCAAACTCTATAGATGCGACTTAAGAGGTGCAAACTTCAAAGATGCAATTTTAAAAGGGACATTCTTTGATGACTCTGAATATGACGACACAACAATCTGGCCAGATAATTTCAAACCTGAGAGAAGAAAGGCTATAAAAAAGTAACACAAAATACTTGACAACTCCTCCATAATGTGATAGAATATAAGAGACACGGAGGAAACATGAAGAACGATAAATTATGGCTTATGGTCGACTCAATTCTTAAAAAGTTATTGAGAGCGCAATATTGGACAACCTCGATTGACCCTTATAAACAGGACATCGACGAGGCTGTCGAGTCTTTGAAGAAAGCAAAAAAGAAAATCGAGGAGGAAAAATGAAGGCAGCAATTGCAATTGGCTTATTTCTTATAGCACAAATCGTCG